TTACCTTTATCATATAGCATGGCAATATTATCAATAAGTACTTTTGATTTACCAGTACCCATTTCCATAAAGTATGCAAACTCTTCCTTATCCCAAGATTTTTCTAAAGCAACGTACTGATGTTCATACGGTTTAGTTTTATACCTATAATTCCTTACCATAAATAATTTAATTCTTTCTATTGACATAACAAATAAACATCATTATATTGTTTGTCAAGAGAGAAATAAGAATGAAAACTAAAATATTTAAATTATTTGAAGAAAAGTCTTTGCGAGAGTTTTTAGAATTTTATGAAAACAATCCTAAAGAAAATTTTGTTTATGTATTACAAGAACCACCTGCAAATATCAACGTTTTAGGTGCATCTAACTTTGGTTATTTAGTTATTTGCTTACCTAGATATGGCGAGGATTCACAAATTATATATAGTCCCTCTCCTTTTATTTTTAAGATGAGAAAAAATCTTAAAAATTTTAGAAAACAAGATTATATATTGCTAACAGGAGATCCTTCGATTATTGGTATTTCCTGTGCCATAGCAACTGAACAGACCAATGGTCAATTTAGTCTCTTAAAATGGGATCGTAGAGAGCTTAAATATTACCCAATTGAAATCGATCTCTTTCAGAAAGGATAATATGAGTGACGATGTAAGAAAAATGATGTTAGAAGATTCAACAGATCTTTTAGATAATGTAGAAGTAACTACTATAGCAGCTGAATGTCAAAAATTAAAAAAATTACAAGATGATATTATGCGTGCTGAAGAACATGTAGATAATTTAAAAAAGATGGCTGACGATATTAGTTCTAGAGTGATACCCGAACTACTTGCAGAGCAAGGTTTGAGTTCCTTAAAATTAGCTGATGGTTCATCTGTAACAGTCAAAAGAGAATACAGATGTACTCTTCCCAAAGATGATACTCGAAGGGAAGAAGCATATAAATGGCTTCGTGATAACGGACTTGGAGACATTATTAAAAATAATGTTTCTGTTACGTTCGGTCGTGGCGAAGATAACAAGGCACAACAATTGTTGGACCTTGCAGCGTCAAATGGTTTTAATCCACAACAGAAATCTGACGTGGCGTGGAACACTTTGACAGCTTTATTCCAGGAGCGTGTCGAGTCCGGGCTCGACATGCCTTCTGAAGTCTTTAGTACTTGGATTAAAGACATAACTAAAATAACCCGTAAATAATGGAGAAATGATGATGGCTAATGAAGCAATGGTTAAAAAAACAACCAATGGTTCTGTTGCTTTGTTTGGAGATGATCTAGACAAAGGTTTTGAAAACATGACGCAACAAGATCTTGCGTTACCTTTCATAAGGATCCTTGGACAACTATCACCACAGGTAACTGAAGGTGATGCTAAATATGTATCAGGTGCTAAACCTGGTATGATTTATAATACAGTTACAAGTGAACTGTATGATGGTAAAAAGGGAATTAAAGTTATTCCTTGTTACTATAAAAAAGACTATCCAGAATGGTCCGAAAGAGGTGAGGGATCTGCAGCTCCAGTTGCAATTCACTTACCAAACAGTCCAGTAATAACTACAGGTAAGAGAGAGGGATCTAAAATTAGATTACCAAATGGTAACTATTTAGAAGAAACTGCTTCTTATTATGTAATGGTAGAAACTAAAGCAGGTGGTTACACTCCAGCTTTAATTACCATGAAATCAACTCAACTTAATGTAAGCAAGAAGTGGAACGCAATGATGAAAACTGTTCAAATTCCTAACGGTAAAGGTGGATTTGCAGTTCCTCCAATGCATGGTGTTGTATACAATCTAGCATCTACTTTACAAAAAAATGACAAAGGTAGTTGGTATGGTTGGGTGGTAACACAAGATCGAATTTTAGAAACTAAAGATAAATCTTTGTACTTAAGCGCAAAAGGTTTTTCTGGTGATGTAAAAAAAGGATCGGTGCAAACAAGAGCTGATGTAGAAGAGAGAGTAAGCGAAAACGTGCCGTTTTAATTTATTCTTGAAACGGGGCTCGGTGATACGGGCCCCAAATGATATGGCAAAACATGAAAGAAAAATTTAAACAGATATTTGCTGGATTTCAAACAGCATATGGACAGTATCAAAAAGGAGAACGTGGAGAAAATGGAAAACAAAAAGGAAAAGCATTTATCATTAGAAAACCGGTCACGGATAACCTTTGGGAAGACCACCTTAATGGTGTTGATCCTGCTTTGGGTATTATTCCCATTAATGAATCTAATAATTGTAAGTGGGGTTGTATTGATATTGATCAGTACAACCTTGAACACAAGAACTTAATACAAAAAATAAGAAGTTTAAAACTTCCACTCATAGTATTCAGATCAAAATCTGGTGGGGCACACGTATTTTTATTTGCAAAAGAATTTATACCTGCATCTTTGATGCAATCTACACTTAAAAAAATTTCAGATGGATTAGGATATCCAGGTGTTGAAATATTTCCTAAACAAACTGAAATACTTGTGGAACGTGGGGACACAGGTAATTTTTTAAATCTTCCCTACCATAACCAAACAAAAGGATTGAGATATGCTTTTGACGATAATGGCTCCGCTATATCACTTGAAGAATTTTATAAGCTCTATGATGTTTATGCTTGCAGCAGGGAAGAAATTGAAAAAATTCAAATTAAAGAAGAGAAGATAGAAGAAGCATTTAAAGATGGGCCTCCATGTTTAAATAGATTAGCTCGCGACGGCTTTGGCGAAGGATCTAGGAACAATGCATTGTTTAATATTGCCATATATTTTAAACAAGCAGATCCAGATACTTGGCAAGATAAAGTCGTTGCAGCTAACTTAAAATATATGTCGCCGCCTTTACCTAACAGTGAAGTACAACAAATGTTAAAGTCCATTGGCAAAAAAGGTTACGACAAATATAGATGTAAACTTTCACCCATTGTGGATGTTTGTAATGCATCACTATGTAAAACTAAAAAATTTGGTGTAGGTTCTGATGAAGATGCTATGCCTTTGTTAAGTAGTTTACAGAAATATAATTCTAATCCGCCACAGTATTTTTTAAATGTAGGCGAAGGAGAAAATTTAAAAAGAATAGAACTAAAAACAGAGCATTTAGCAAATCCTGTTATGTTTGCCATTGCATTACTTGAAAAAGCGGATCTCGTTATACCAAAGTTAAAAGACAAAGATTGGAGAGAATTTTATTTGAAACCATTAATAGATAAAATGGAATTAATAGAACCTTTGGAATCATTAGATCCTAAAAATCAAATTATTGCGTTACTTCAAGACTGGACAACCAATAGACAAAACGCAAGAACAATGGAAGATATTTTTAATAAACTTCCATACACAGATGATAGGAGAGAATTTACTTATTTTAGAATGGAAGACTTTTACAATTTTTGTAAAAAAAATCATTGGGAAATGGATAAATCTAAAACAGGTAATTTAATAAAATCTTTAAAGGATGATCAAATTTTTATAGAAGAAGTTAGAATAAAAATTAAAGGTCAAGAACCTAGATTGGTAAAAATTAAAACCATGAAGAAGATTGATGCTTCTGTATCACAAGTTAAATATCAAGAAGAACACTTTTAATGATAGGCATAAATTGGTTTTTAAAATACAGATTATTAAAAAAAGAATTAAATAAAATAAAATTACAAAAAGAAATATTAGAAAGGAGGTTAAAGAAATATGAAAACAATAATATTAGGACCGCCTGGAACAGGAAAGACCACAACACTATTAAATCTAGTAGATGAATTTATTAAACAAGGGATTAAACCAAGAGAGATAGGTTATTTTTCTTTTAGTAAAAAAGCTGCGATAGAAGCTACAACAAGAGCTGCACAAAAATTTGAATTAAGTCCTGAACATGATTTAATTTATTTTAGAACCATTCATTCTTTATGTTTTAAATTATTAAACATGACTAGAGATAGAATGATGAGCCCAGAAGATTATAGAGAATTTGGAGTTAAGTGTAATATACCTATTAAAACTGCATCGTATTCAGAAGAGGATGGTATATTTAATTCAGATAATGAATACTTAACCATTATTAATACGGCAAGAGTCAAAGGTATGGATCTTCTTGAGTGCTATGATTTAAGAAAAAATTTATTAGATGTAGAAAGAAACACCTTATATTTAATAGACCAAGAACTAAAAAGATATAAGAAGGAAAGAGGATTAAAAGATTATACTGATTTGTTGGAAGAGTTTGTTGAAAGAGATTTAACTCCTAAATTTAAAGTATTATTTATAGATGAAGCACAAGATTTATCTTATTTACAGTGGAAATTAATTAAATCTATATGGAAAAACGCAGAAAAAACTTACATTGCAGGGGATGATGATCAAGCTATTTTTAAGTGGGCTGGGGCTGATGTAGATCACTTTATAGCGTTAAAAAATGAAGTGGATGAGATCAGAACGCTCAATCAATCTTATCGCATTCCTGGAGGTCCTATACACGAATTATCACAAAAAATTATATCAAGAGTTAAGAATAGATATGAAAAAGATTATAAACCAAGGCAAGAAACAGGTATTTTAAAATATTATACAGATATTACACAAGTAGATATGTCTAAAGGTAATTGGACAGTCCTTGCAACAGCTAATCATTTTTTAAATGATGTTAAAGAATTATGTGAATTACAAGGATGGTACTATCAATACAAAGGCGTTAATTCTATATCATTAGAATTATTACTTGCGTTAAGTAACTGGGAAGATTTTAGAAACAATACACCATTAAATTATCTTCAAATAAAAAACATATACAGATATTTAGGAGCCAATGTAACTCCTGGATATAGAGATGCTAAAACATTAAAAGCAGAAGAAAAATATTTAATTAATGATTGTATGCAAAATCATGGTTTACTTACTAACAAAGTATGGTATGAATCATTTGAAGGTGTTGATACAATTACAGAAAATTATATTCGTAATATGAGAGCAAATGGTGAGAAGATAAACAAAACTCCTAGAATTCTTTTATCTACAATTCATTCATTCAAAGGTGGTGAACAAGACAATATTTGTATTCTAACTGATTTAACTTCTGCCGCTATAAGACAAAATGAGGATGACCCGGATGATTTACATAGATTATACTACACAGCTTGCACCAGAGCTAGAAAAGAGCTTCATATTGTAGATCCAAGAGACTTTAGCAAAGCATATATCATATGATTAATAAAGTATTTTTTAGACAAGTAGGTGGTAAACATTATAAAAAAATGAAAATACAACCTTCGGTGTTTATAAATGAAAATAATTTACCTTTTGCAGAAGGCAATGCAATTAAATACATTTGTCGTCATGGATTAAAAGGTAAGAAGGAAGATGTGTTAAAAGCAATTCATTATTTAGAAATGATTTTAGAAAGAGATTATAAAAATAAATGACACGAACCTTTCAACAAGTTTTATTTACACCACAAACAGAATGGGTGGTTCCGGAAGAATTAAAAGATTTACGCGGCTACAAAGAAATTGCAGTAGATTTAGAGACCTATGATCCAAACTTAATGGAAATAGGATCGGGGAACGTGATTGGTCATGGTAAAATTATAGGAGTTGCAGTAGCAGTGGAGGGATGGTCTGCATATTATCCAATAGCACACGAAGGTGGTGGCAACATGGACAAGAAATTAGTTTTAAATTGGTTACAAAATTTATTTAAACAAGATGCTACATTTATATTTCACAACGCAATGTATGACGTGTGTTGGTTAAGATCAACAGGACTTACACTACCAAAAAATATTAGAGATACTATGATTGCAGCATCACTTGTTGATGAAAATAGATTAAGTTATCGTCTTGATACACTTGCAAAAGAATATGCAGGAGTTGGTAAGGATGAAGCTGTATTACAATCAGCAGCAAAAGAATATGGAATCAATC